CAGGAATCAGTTATTGAGGGCGGCACGATTCGCGGCGAACGTGTTGAGCGCGCCAACGCCAGCGGCGCCGGCCGTAGGTGCGAGCCTTTGCACCTGTTGACCTATGAACCTGGCGCCAGGCCCCCGGCTGGTCATGGCGGTCCGTAGAAAGGCGTTACCCCTCCGGCTGTAGGGGCCGGCCGCGAGCGCAGCAGCAGCGAGCGGAATGCCAACGCCAGCCAGCGCCCCTTGGTGGCCATCAGCCTCATAGCCGAGCGTCCCGAGCGCGCCGATACCAAGCGCGTTTTTGCCGAACCTCGCCAGTTCCAGGCGATCGGCTGTGCCGGAATTGCCCAGCTTGGGCGACAGGTTGTTAACGCCAGCCTGGGCGTAATCCTGCATCAGCGCTCCGCCCTCGTTGAACCGCGTCTTGCGTGCGGATCGATCCGAGGTCTTGACGGCGCTGAGAAGCTGTTTCGGGGTGAAGCTGCCGGGCTCACTGCCGAGCGAACTACCAGCCCGGTCGAGAACGACCTTCATCGCATAGCCCTTGTCCGCCGCGTCGAGCAGGGCAATGGCTTGTGGATCGGAGGCAGGGTTACGGCGCGCCGCGTCATCCATCAGCGCAGAAAGCTGGCTGAGCGCTTCGCCATAGGCGTGCTTCTCAACGTCGCGATCGGCTGATTTGTAATCAGCGGCTTTCTTGTCGATCGCGGACAGCACCTTCTTGAGGGTGCTACCGTCCATCATGCCATCTTCGCCGATGCGCTTATCCACCGTCCCTTTCAGGACATCGATAAACTGCTTGCGATATTGCGGGGTCAGGGCGTCAATGCCACCGTTCTTCACTTGATCGGTGAGATGGGCAATCGCCGCGTCGTATTGCTCGTCCTTCGCGAACGCCATGCCAGCCCGCGCCTTGGAATAGGCCGCGTTGAAGGCATCGTTCATGTACTTCATGGCCTGATCGCCAGAGACGTTCGGGGGTAACTGCTTTTGCAGCGGCTCCAGTACCTCCGCGAACGGCTTCAGGGGCTCGATGGCCTTGTTGACGCCGCCCAGGACGAACTCTTGCCCCGACCGCTCCTGCCCGCCCCTGATGACGCTGCCAAGGACCGGAACGCTGGTCAGGGCGTCTTCAGTCGTCCCGCCGAACATGGACCGCAGCGGCGTAATCGAAACACCAGCATCGCCAAGGAGCTTCTTGCCCGCGTTAACCGCTGGATTGAGAATCGACCCGGCTGCATTGGTGATCCCGCGACCGATCGCGCCACCAGCCGCGCCAAGGCCAGCACCAACAAGGGCGTCTCCACCCTGCCCCGCCCATGTCGTGGCATCGGACTGGCCGGCGCCATAGGTCGCACCCATCAGCGCATCTGGAACAAGTCCGCGTGCTGCGCCGGCAATCGCGCTCTCGCCCTTGATCGCGCCGCCGGCCGCGCCAAACACCTTGTTGAGCGGCGACGCAACGGCACCAGCCGCATTCAGGGCGAGAGATTGGCCAGCGTAGGCTTTGTCATCTGCCGCCGTCTGGCCACGATAACGGTCAAGGTTATGCTGGTAGGTATCTGAGATGTTTCCGGTGTCCCATGCAGACTTGGCATTGGGATCGGTCTTCATGTCGTAGCCCCACACGTTGTGAGAGGGCGTAATAGTATCCAACCCCGCCTGGATCTTATCCCAGAACCCACCGGTATACCCGTTGGCCGCCTCGTTCGCGCCCGCGTTTAGGCGTCCGCTGGGATCGATCTTAGGCGAGATGACGCCATCGCTTGCCACGGCGACCTTATCGGTTTCACCCGGATGGCTGGCGATGAACTGCGCCGCATTGTCCACGCCCGGCAGATTGTCGCGCTGCACGCTCTGGAGATAGAGGTGGATGTCATGCGATGATGCCCCCCGTTTCAATAGCTCGCGGACGGTGTTGAGGACGGGGTCGGGCACATCCTGTGGCGCCACAGCATCCGGCGCTGGCGCATTATCGAACTGATCGAAGGGATTGGCTCCAGCGGGCGCGCCCGGAGCTTGGCCCTGCGGCGCCGTGGCATCGAACTGGTCGAAGGGGTTGCCCGCCATTCTACTTCCTCAAATACCACTTGGAGGCACCGCGACCGAACTTCTGGTCAAATGCGCTGGCCATGCCGGGATTCTGCTTGAGCAGGGCGACGGCTTCGTCGGGCGGACGACCGATACGTGAAATGTACCGGGTTTCGAACGACAGCTTGTTTGCAAAGTCGCTGCGGCCCGTCGAAGTCTCGTATTGCTGTTGGAGGCCCTTCAACTGCCCGACCATCAGCGCCTTCACCTGATAGATGGCGCCCGCAAGCTGCTCCGGCGACTGGGCTGAGTTGATGATTGCTGCCGCCTTCTCGCGATCGGCCACGCCGCCTGAAGTCCCCACAATCGCCTTCGTGGTTTCGTCCATCACGAAATTCTTGATCGCCTCGAAATTCGTGGGGATCGCGCTACCGCCTGCGGTGCGGAAGGCATTGGAGATGGAATTGAACAACTGAATGTTGCCGTTACCCAGTGCCTTCGCGGCGCCCTGAAGTTTGTCAAGGTGATCCACGGCGACATTGAACGACCGAACCGCGTCACCCTGCTTGCCAGTGCCAAACGCCAAAGCCGCTTTTGCGCGCATCGGATACTGGGTGGCGTCGTAGGTCGGGTTCATCGTCTTGACGATCTGCATCGTCATCATTGCCTGCGGGGTCATGGCAGCCCGACCGGACGGGGGCGGCATGTCGTAGTTAGCGATCTTCTCAGCAGTAGCCTGGAGCATGTTCATGCCGCTGCTCTGGCCGCCGCCACCGGATTCCCCGGCGATGATCTTGCCGCGCACTGCTTCCCACGGCTGGCCCTTGAGCGCCTGCGCCTCGTTGGCGCTGAGCGACGCCCACACCTTATTCAGCGGCGTTCCCTTAGCCTGGGCATCCGCATAGATCGCCGCGCCCAGCTTGTCCTGCACCTCGGGGGTGAAAGCCTGATTGCGCCAGTCCGCGCCGAGAACCTGTGGGGCGATCTTCGCCAATGTTTCGCCAGTGATCTGATACGCACCGACAGCGCTCGATCCGAGCGTTCCTCGGCTATCCTTGCCGACGCCGGCCGCCTTGGTGTTTGGGATCAGCGTGGAGCGGCCGAAGTCGTACACCTGCCCGACAGTCATCGAGGTTAGCGGCTGCGGAGGCTTGCCGTACTGACCATTGCCGACGACGACGTTGTACGGATCACCACCGCCAGAACCGCCGCCGAAGCCATCGTACACAACCTGGCCTGTCTGCGGATTGACGAGCGACTGACCGAAGGGCGCGGCGACAGGTTTGTTGTATTCCAGCGTGTCGCGGCGCTTTGTCTCGTCAAGCTGAGCATAGCCAAGCTTGTTCTGATCCCGCGCGATATCGAGACGCTGACCTTCAAAGCCAAGCTCGGTTTGCTTGTTAGCTTCATCGATCAGGGCCTTGGCACCGATCGACTGCCCGATAATGCCGTTCAGGCCGTTGTCGGAGAGATCGGCACCCTGGATCATCTCGGGAGTAACGCCATGGGCGGCGAGTTGCGGAAGCGCGGCCATCGCGACCTGCATCCGCTGCGCCTGCGGCACGTTCTTCAACGTCACCGCTTCCGATGCCAGCGCGTCTGCTGACTCCCCTAGGCGATCACGGCGCAGTTTGTCCATCTGACCCAGCGATTGGATCATCTGGGCGGTTTCCTGCGGATCGGCGAACTGTGCGAACTTGGCGATAGCGTCCGGGAGGGACATTTGGCCGTTCGCCACCGCTCCGCCGATCGCCTGCGTAATCGGATGATCAGGCTGGAGCATCGCGGTCGGGGAAACCGTACCGGGCTGCATGTCTCCGTTCGGAAGAGTTTGCGGGCCGATAGGCGACGGCCCCGGCGTGCCCTGCGGCATAGGCTGGCCTGGCTGCCCATTCGGGCCCGGCAGAGTCCCGAGCATTTGCGGAACGTTCGGAACAGTCGTCGCCTGCGGAGGAATAGAGCCGACAGCGGGCGAAGCAACGGGTGGTGGTGCCGTGATGTTGCCATATGACTTGAACACGTCAGAGGCGGCAGAACGGGCCTGGATAGCGCGTTGGTTCGCCTTCACCGCCATGAAGGCGTTAGCGGCCTGCGGATTGTACAGGGCGAGGTCCGTCATCGCCTGAGGGTCGTCAGGGTTGGCGCGGGCGCGGGCTAGGGCATTATCGGCCTGCTTCTGCAAACCCATCTGACGGCCAGCCTCGAAAGACTGCGCCACGCCGGCCGAGAAGTTTGGTGCGGGCTGGAGATTACCCCATTCAATCTCAGCCATTAGAAGCCTCCCTGCTTCTTGTAGCTGGAGCCCTGCCCGGCAAACATACCTAGCGCGTTCGTCACGTTTCCGATGGCGCCGTTCCACGCATTGGCATTGGCAATCGCGCCGTTACCTACAGCCGCCGCTGCATTGTTGTTATTGGCGCTCGTCTGATTGGCGTAATTGGTGCCCACGCCAGCGATGGCGTTGCCGGCGCTCAGGCCTACCGCTTGCTGGTTGCCGAGCTGGCCGAGATACTTGCTGAACTCGTCCGATGCGTTGCCTTGCGCCCAACTATTGATCCCCTTCATGGCCGCGCCAGACTGGATCAGACCGCGCGCGGCATAGCCGGTGTTCAGCGCCTTCATGCCCTCGTTCGTGCGGAACTGATAACCGTCGCTGTTCAGGAACGTGTTGTATGCCTGCTGAGCGCCGGGAAGATTGTCGTTCGCACCGCCATTGGCGCCAGGAAGGCCGAGCAGCGCGTTGTACGCATTGCTCGCCTGCGTCCCGTTGTTGACGAACGGCGACAGGGTTGCCCGGTTCTGGTTGTAGATGTCCTTCTGCAGAGCATTGTTCTGGTCCGCAGCATTGGTTGCTGCCTGCGTCGCCTTATTGGCGGCGTGAGACGAGATCGCGGCGCTGGCTACGCCGCCAACGGCAGCAACACCGGCGGCAATTGCTATTGCGGGCATCCGCTTCTCCAATCGTACAAATCGTAAATCTGCGGACCAATGCCGAAATCGACCGTCTGCGAACCGACCGGCACAAATCCGGCCGCCAGTGTGAAGCGCTTGACGTTCTCGGCGCCCGGGTGGACCCGCGTCCAAAGATGGGTTGCCCCGATCGCTTCCATGTAGTCGCGACCGGCGCGGGCTAGCTGGTATGCCCACTTGCCCCGACCTTCAGGGCGAACGAACGTGTGGATCTCATACGTTTTCGGAGCCGTCCAGGAACAGGCGAACCCGCCATGTTCGCCCAGCAGGAAATAGTTGTCGTCGTTCGCAATCGCACTCGTCAGGTCGATATAGACGTTCGGATCGCCCCCGACGTGCGGACGAATTTCCGGGTGGTTCACAAGCGCGTTGATCGTGTCGGCATCAAAAGACCGCTCGATCATAACGGCTCCAGCACGCCACCGTTGTTGTAGAACTTGTCCCCGCCGATCTGGATCGTTGGGAAGTTGAGAACGCCACCCTGAATATCGTCGATCAGTTGGTTGGCCTGATCTGCCGCGACCCCGGCCTGCGTAGCGGCATCGTTCGCCACCGCTGTCGCCGCCGACGCCTGGGCAGCTACGTCATAGGCCGTCTGAATGGCGACAACGGCAGAGGCGAGCGCCGAATATGCGCTCTCGATCGCCTCGCAATGTTTCTGCCAGAAACGCTGGAACTGCCCGGATGGCCGCCCCAGCTTGTCCACGACAGGGAATGCGGAATTGAGACGCTCCAATCGCAGCCTGAGATCGCCCAGGTTTACCGAATAGGATCGGCTGAATGTAGCCCCGCTTCCGGTCAGGCCGAACATGCCTGCCATCGCGAGCAAGCGCGGCGCCGTGCCCTGCCCCGTAAGGCCAAAAATGCCGGCGTCGGCTGTGAGGCTCGGCATTATGCGACCTGAAGGATGCCGTTGCTGGAACTGAAGTCGATCGGGTAGGATTCGGTGTCAGCAAGCGTGACCGATGATCCATTATCCCAATAGCCGATAAGCTCCTTGTTCGTTGCCGTATCGTTATAGAAGACGATGTAGCGGAACGGGCCAAGCGAACCGCCTGCAGCCGTGAACGTCACGTCGCTGCCGACTAGCTTATATGTTCCACTGGTCTGGGCGGATGAGGTGATCGTAACCGTCAGACCACCGGCGACATAGCCGTTGCCGGGGGTCAATTCGGTCAGGTCGGACTTCTGTGTGTTCGACGCACTTGGCGCCGTGTCGGTCAGCATAACCTTGAGCGTGTCAGAGCCCAAGTTATGCTTCTTCTCGGCCAGCGCCTCCACGAAGCTGTTGAACTTGTTGAACGTGGCCATTAGCGGCTTCTCCCCCCTGCCATCTCGTTCGCCCTGACGCCTGACAGGGTCCACGGTGCGGGGTCAGTGGTGCGGAACTCCATGAGCGCCCCGGGCTCGTCCAATTGCCCCAAGCGGCGCCAGATCGAACGAACACGGTAGTCGCCCTGCCGGCCGATCGCCGATGGCATCCAATCCCCGAAGCTCTTGCCGCCGTCTCTCGATAGGCGAAGCTCAACGACAGGGTCCGCGCCTTGCCCCGTCAGGCTTGGGGTCTGGCCGGGGCTTATATCTACGTGGACGCTGTTGAGCGGTTCGGGCTTGCCGGTCTTGCGAATGATCGCACTGGCAATACGTTCGATCGGGTCGTCGCCATCCACCAAGGCGGACTGGTCGAGCGTCCAGATGATACCCGTCGTGTCGTCGCCGGCATAGACGGTGCTGTCGATGATGCAGCCGAGATGCGCCCGCCAGCCAGAGCGGTTCCAGGTTTTGAACTCCTGCCATTCGCTCGTTGCCGCGTCATAGGCAAAGGTGCCGTCGATCGTGTTGACGCAGAGGAAATAATGCCCGTTCCAGACGAATGCCCAAATATGGATGTCGCCAGCGCTCGTCCGGCCAAGTCGTTCCTCTATGCCGAAGTCGGAAATGCGGGTCGGGACAGCATCGCCGCGATAGACGATCTTATCCTGGCCAACCCACGCAGCGGTGTTGTCGTAGCTGCAAATCGAATCCCGGTTGACCGCGCCCTTGTCGTAGACCCTTCCCTCGATACGGGAAAAGGGCTGCGTTCCGTCACCGGTTGCCTGAAAGAACTCGGTCGAAGCCTCGCCGAACATCCATAGCTCGTCACCGACAACAACGATTCCGACCAAATTGTCGGGCTTGCGCTCGGCAGAGGCGAACGAGAGGCTATCCCACGTCTCGCCGTCCAGCACCGCTGACCAGTAGAATTTCTCAGTTCCCGTCCTGGCAACCACGAACAGGCCCGCGAAATAGACGACGCTGTTTTCGCCTGCGTCATCCGGGAATGTCACCGTAGTGGTGGTGCTGCCGTCATAGCAGTACATGTCCGACCCGGTTGCGACGAGAAGCTGTAGCTCGCTCGCGGCGAAACTCACCCGCCCCGATGCCATCACACTCCCGATATCGTCGCCACTGCGAAACAAGGTGTTATTGCTGACCGCGAACACTTCGCCGTTGAACGTGCCAGGTTGGGCGAACAGACCGAAGATCGGATCAATACCGACATTGTCGAACTCAACCAGTCCCGGCCGGCCGATCAGACGCAGCGACTTGTCGGCGCCAACCTCAAGATACTGATTGACCAGCCGCGTTTCGGAGAACTGCCCCACATTCCTGCGATAGGCGTTTATACCGAAAGGGATGGCGACCATTAGAAGTAGCTCACCGGCGTTGGGTCTTGGGTAGATCCAAGCTTCATGCTGATCATGGTGCGGAATTGGCTCGCCAGACGCGTCAGGGCGGGCGTCAGGGGCATATTGAAGTCGCCGGTAAGGTTGACGCCCAGACACGCGGCAAAGCCCCTGGGGGAGCGCCAGGCGATTGGGCAGTCATCGGCAAAGGCAAGCCCGCTGAGGCTAACCCAGGCATCGCGATCCCAAATCCATGTGTTACGCCCGCTATCGTCGGATATTTCGATCGCGGTCAGGTCGCGCGGCTTGCGATACACGCCGTCAGAGCCCAGCACGGTCACCGGAAGCGTCACGACAACGGCAGCATCGGCAACGACGCGGTCGAACTCCTTGGCGGTGTAGTCGGTCGCGGCGTGGTGGTCGTTGAGGCGCCCGAACATGCCGGAATGGACCCAGCCGGTCAGCATGGATTGAAGTTGATCAAGCGCGATCTGGGCATCGGCGGCCGATGGCGTTTCGTTGCCGCCGTACACGCCGATCATTCGCAGCGCGGAAGTTCCCAGATCGCGACAGGTCGTCATCAGTAGAGCGCCACGATGTCCGTTGCGGTCGTACCGGTGCTATAGACACGGCGCATGGCGACCGGGATAATCTGCCCATTGGCGAGATTCTTGACCAAAGTACCGGTCGCGGATGCTGGCGCGGCGACGGCAGTCGCTGTCAGATTGCCGGCTGTGCCGATAATCAGCCCACGGCAGCCCGCCGGCAGATCGACGGTATCGCTTGGCGTAACGGCGCGCATATCCGTTGCCGGACCCTGCCAAAGGTTCTCAGCCATTAGGCTATCTCCGAAAAAGGAGGGCGGGAGCCGAAACCCCCGCCCAATTCATTACGACGTGGTGGAATCCGCGACGTAGTAGAGGACGGTCAGCGTGACCGTACCCGCTGCCCCGGTTGCGGCGTTGGTGCTCGCCGTGCCGGTGATCAGTGTCTTTGCCGTGTACTGATAGCCGCGACCCGCCGCTGCGATCGCGGCGGCAGTCCCGGCCTGGCCGACCGTCGAAGCTGCGAACAGCCTGGAGGCCGAGCCGGCATCACCGATGTTCAGAGCCAGCGTCGGCGTGCCGTTGGTGTCCATGTCCGTGGCGGACAGGTATGCGTCGAGCAACACCGCGTTCTTCGGCATGTAGAAGAAGTTCATGGTGTCAGTGGTTGCGGGTGCCGCTGTGCAAGTGACGACAGCCGTCGCTACCTGAACATTGTTCCGAAAGCCGTGCGCGGCGATCGGGTTCTTGTTCGCCACAGCGGGCGAGTTGTACGTAGCCATGACCGATTACTCCGTTCCCGCCGACTTGGTAGCCGGGCGGCGGTCCTGCACCTCGAAGGTGCCATTGGTTTTGAGGCGTTCGGCAAGCTCCTCCGACACCGAAACCCACTTGTCCTTGGGAAAAACCTCCCCAGCGAACTCGCAAGTCTCGTTGTCGGTAGGATCAGGCGTCGCGATATAGCGAGCCCGGAACATCAGCTGTCTGCCGCCGCGCCGACGAGAACCGTCACAACGCCATTCTGAACACCGTTGTAGGCGATCTTCTTGACGCCGAGCAGTTCCTCGATGGCCACACCCGGACGGAAGCCATAGTCCTTGACGTAGTCGGTGCGCGGGGTCGGCTCCTGCCCCCAGGCGACGGCAGCCGAACCCGAGCCGCACAGGAACACCGGGCGAACGTCCGCAGACGAGCCGCCAATGGCGTTGAAGCCGGCCGTGGCGCAGTAGTCATCGATTTCCGGCACTTCGCGATGCAGAACACCGTCGTAGAACAGGTCACCGTCCTGGAAGATCGGGTTGTTCTTCCAGCCGTCATCCTCGCGAGCGCGTGCATTGGTGTTGGCGCTGACGATCGTGGTATCCGCCTTGAAGTCGCGGAACGAGCGGGCGCCATGGAACGCCACGAAGAACTCGCGACCGTTCATGCTGTCCACACGCCACGGACGAATGCGCGGGTCGGCCGACTTGGCCATGCGCTTCGCCAGCCCCATGATCGCCACAGACGCCTTCATGCTCGACGTGACGTTGGCCGCCGCCGTCGCGAATGTGGCGCTGTAGTTCGACAGGGCGTTACCGAACAGGATGCGATCCTGATTGGCAGCGGTCCACGTGTTCTTGTTGCCAGCGGTGGCAACGTCGAAGTTGACGAGGTCCGTCGATGCACCAGCCGTGCCCACGACCACCGAGGCGAACGCCTTGATGATGTCGTCGCGCAGCTTCTCGGATTCCCAGACATTCAGGGCGTCCTTGCTGGCGTTGAGCAAGTTGACTTCGGTCTTGTAGCTGGTCGATTTGGGGACCCGCACCGCGTTGCGGCGCCAGTCGATCGACATGGCGAAGTTGAAGTTGGTCAGCTCTTCCTCGGCGCCGTCAAGCACCTCGGAGCCGGTGACACCGGAGCCCTTGAGGCGGCCGATGAACGGGATGTTGATGGTCTTGCCCGCCTCTTCCTGAAGCTCGTAACGAGTCAGGATGATGCCGCCCTTGTTGAGGTCGGCGTTCGACATGTAGGGCATGAACCGCGAATCGCGCACGTACTCCTGGAAGTACTTGGCGATCCACTTCTGCTTTTCGGATGCAGAAGCGAGAACGACTTCAGACATGATCTATTTCCTATTGTCCGAATAGGCCCGCATATGCGACGCCCGGACCAGCCGGGACGTGGGCCGCACCACCGCCGGCACTAGGTGCGGAAGCAATGGAGCGCGCAGGGATTGGGGCCTGCTCTTGGGGAGTAGCAGCAGCCACGGGGGCAGCAGCCGATTGCGTGTCGGGCGTCTGCGCGGCTTGCCACGCGAGGAACGCTTCTATTTTGGAAGGATCGACGGTAGCGCCCAGCTTATCGAGCGCCTGAGTGCGCTGATATTGGGCAACCGCAAATCCATAGGGGTTGCGTTGGGAGAGAACTTGCTGATGGAAGGACGGGTCTTCGGCGAACCGCTTGACCGCCCAATCCTTGACCGCGTCCACCGTCTCGTTGCCGAACTTCTCGCGCGTCATCTCTTCCGACATGTCGAGCTTGGCACTGAGTACGGCTTGCTGGGTCTGGTCTAACCTGAGATCGACATAACCCTCATCATCCGGTGACGGCGCGGGCCGTTGGAACTGCCGAAGCTGATCCTCCAGTGCCTTTGCCCGATCACGTTCCGCCTTCAACTGGTCGCGCGTATCCAGAACCGCCGCGAGAGGCACATAGCCTTCGGGGATGACTGGCTTAGCGGCCGGCTCGGGGCTGGGAATCGGCGCGGGCGCCGGCTCATTCACAACCTCGGGTGGCGTTTCGACAGGCGCAGCGTTGGCAGGAGCCTCAACAGCGCCGGGTACGTCTTCAGGTCCGGCTTCCGCCGGGTTCAGAAAGTCCAAAGTATCCATTGTTCACCCTCGCCGCTATTGCGTCAGCGGCTCCACGATACGCCCGGTCCCCGGCGGCAGGTTTCCGCTTTACGCTGCGGCAGCTGATCGCCCGTTAACCCCGGCGGCGGGTACTGGCAGGGGCGTTGCGGCCTCTAGCCCTGTTGCGAACATGTTGACGTGAGCCTCGTTCTCGAGAACTTGCGCCTTCACGGTGTTGAGAGTGGCCACCGACTGATCCACGGCGATCTGCGCCTGCATTTCGGCTGCGGCCAATTGCTGTTGCTGTTGCGCGGCCGGATCGGGCTGGCTTGATAGCTCTTCAAGCTTCTGGAGTAGATCAGCCTTGTTCGGCAGCGACGACATCTGAATGAGCAGCGGCAGCGGGATCTGCACCGCGTCGGCGCGGGCCAGGTCAACCAGCATCTGGAACTGCTCTTGCTGGAGCGATTGCGTGTTGGAGACGGTATCGAGGATGATATCCACGTCCATCTCAGCCAACTGGTTTTCGTAGCCCAGGATCACCTCTTGCGTTCCGACCATGGGCATACCCGTCTCCGGGTGCGGCACGATCGCGGGCACTTGGGCGACCTTGGGCTGGTTGATCCCGATATACTGAGGCGCATTCATGTCGTCGGTGACGCGAACGTAATCCTCCGACTTCCAGAATTGCTTGGCACGGGTCCAACACGCCCGATAGACGCGAAGCTCCCATTCCTCGATACCGCCCAGCACAACGGCCAGTTCGGTCATGCCGGCCTGTTGGCGCACTAACTGTGCCCGGCCCGATTGATCCTCACCAGAGCGGCCCAGAACGGCCGGGTTTGGCCCCATGCGCTCGATCTCTGCGGTCGAAATGCCGAGCAAGTTGAACTGGCCCGTCGACATATCGGTTGTCTGGGAAGGCTTGAACCCAAACGGGATCACACCGTCCGGCCGGGCAGCTTCCTTGCGGGCAACATCGGCAGACGCATCAAAGCCCTCAACATCGGTTTCGAGCTGCCGACTGTTCAACAGGTGCAGCAGCTTTGCGCGGCGCTTGTTGATCTCGTCCTGCGGCCCGCGCATGTCGCGAACGATGCCGTAGCGGTTGTTCTCTCGATCGATAAAGCACGACTGCGCTACGATCGGGCACACAGGCCGCCCCTTGGGGTCCTTGTATGGCGATAGCTCTGCCGAGATGATGCCGTTGCCGTAGAACGTGCAGCGATACCAGTTGGCGCCCTCGCGGTGATACATCTCCACCACCAGCACACGGCGGCGACGGGGATCGATCCATGTAATAGCGCTGTTGCCGGGGCGGTCGGCGAACGTCATGCCCATCTGGGTCATGGCGGCGTCAACGCCGACTTGTATCTGCCCCTTCAGGTCGGGATGCGCCGCCTCCAGATCGTCGGCGTACATCCACTTGGCAAAGCCCAGATAGCGGGCGTCGCCGAAGTCCTGGCGCCTCGCGCGGGGATCGTAGAAGAACTCTTCCCAACGCCCCTGGACTATCTCAATGCGCCCATCCTCATTGGGCTCGACAATGACCGCGCACGTGCCCTGAACGAGGTAGTTCTGAGCGGCATCGATGCGAACGGCGTGGAAATTGCTCTCATCGGCGATGAACCGCAGCACCTTCGATGCAACGTCGCTCGACTGCTCGTCGTCTGGGTTGCGAGCATAGGCCCTTGGGCTCGTCTTGCCCTGCTTGATGACACCCAACGAGCCAAGCACGGCAGGGCGCACGCGGTTGAAGATGGCGTCAGGCTGGCGGCGCTCCTGCAACACGCGGCGCTCGTCTGCCGTTAGCTGGTAGCCGTTGAAATAGTCGTCGTCCGTCTGGCTTTCGATGCGCGCCTGCTCGGTGATCGTCTGCGCTTCGGTGAACATGCGCTTGTATTTGGCGAGGTCGGGCGCCTGCGTGTCGCCGTTCTGCATCACCTGTGCGTTGTCAGGCTGCGAGCCACTGGCGGTAACGGGATTCATGCCGTTTTCCATCCGCCAGCGCCTCCTGTGTTGCTGCGCCTGAAGCTGTCGCTCGGCACGTTGCGCGTCTTTTCTTCGGGTCGCCTGCTCACCCTTCGCAGGGATTCCAGCGCGTACCTCAGAGCGTCGATCGTGTGGTTGTTCTTATCCTCCAGAACCGGGAGCACTTCCTCGGTCAGGGGATCAGTCTTGTAACTGTAGAATGTCAGCTCATTGATGACGTTGACGCAACGTGGGTGGACGATGATGTCGAACGCCTTGAGAAACTCGATACCGTCTTCCAGCGAGCCAGGCCCCTTGATCGCCTCAACGATCCTGAAGCCCTTGCGCCTTACGTAGCTGATCGTCTCTGGCCGGGCGCTGTCTGCCCGTATCAGCCACTTTGCAGCACCCGGAATGCCGGGGAAGTCCTTGGGGTTCTCCCAGCGCTTAGGCGTCTGCGTATCGGTTCCGGCAAACAGCGCGGGGATATGGTCGATCTCGACCTGTGATCCCCATGCTTCCTGATCGATGTAGAGCTTGCGCCCATCAACGAACCCGCGAACCAGCACGGTCGGATCAGTGGCAAAGCCCCAATCGGCGCCAAACCTGAACTCAACACCAGCCGGCGTCTCAAACTCCTTGGTCGTCCAGTTGCGAAAGACCCGCGCTTCACTGTTGCGAGTGTAAGCACCAAGCCAGACGTGCGCGTACTTGTCAGGGTCGCGGCGCTGGTCCTCGACCATGTCGTTCCGCAGTTCTTGCGGGAACCACGGATTGTCGGCCGCATTGACCTCAACGACGATCGCGTCGGTCGGCGCGTTCTCACCCCTTAGCAACACGTCAACCGGATCGGTCGGCTTATTCGGGTTCCACGTGAACCACAGTTCAGATCCGGGCGATCGGATTGTTGGCCTGAGTAGATCCAATGACCGTTGCGAAAGAGATTGGGCTTCCTCGACCCATGCGATGTCGAATGCCTCAAGCGACTTGATGCTATCGGCGGTGTGGTTCTGCATTCCCTGGAAGATGATCAAACCGCCACCCGGCGTTTCGATCTCGGCATCCAGTATCTTGAAGCTCTCGCTCACTCCGAGCGATCGTATCTTGTCCTCAACGAGGAGCTTGACCGAGTTCTTCAGGCTGCGCTGCACTTCACGAACACAAACGGCGCGAGTGCCTGGCTTAAGCACACACCGTTCAACGAGCATCTCAGCGAAGAAGTGCGACTTGCCCGATCCGCGACCACCATGCGCGCCCTTGTATCGAGCCGACTCTAGGAACGGGAGGAACTTACGTGGCGTCTGTATTTCGAGGATCGATGACAACGCGCCGAACCTCCTGCACCTGAACGGGGCCACCGCCTGGGGCGCTGATCTCTTGCCCCTTCACTTCACGCCAATCGTCAGGGAACCGAGCGGCCATCGAACGCGACCACACCGAAGCGTTGAAGCAGCTCTTCTCCATCCCTTCTTGACCGGCGTCTTCCCACCAGCGCTGGGCTAATTGCTTCGCACGCGTCATGGCGTCCAGAAACTCAGGATGTTCGCTCATCCAGTTGTGAAGCGTCTGGCGAACAACGCCGAGTTCTGTTGCAATCCACGTAACCGATTTGCCGGCTCTTCCATGCTCAACCACGGCTTCGCAGAACGCAGGGTCGTAAACGGTTGGGCGGCTCATCTACCAACCTCTTTGAATGAAACCCGCCGCCCTACTGTCTCGTCGCCTGGCTGATCGTGCATCGACGGAGGGAGGGGCGGCGGGAACCGGCTGGGTTCGGAAACGGGAGGCGACCATGCCGGATTGTTGATCAATGCAGTCGCACTCCCGCTGTGTGCAGGTGCGACCATCGGTGGCTCGGCCACGCGGGACAGTCTAGGCCGCTTGAGCGGCAGTGTCCGAATTAGACCCGCACGCTTCTAGCAAATCTTGAGGCAAAAGCCAAGCGGCAATTGTGACCTTGAAACTGCCCCCGAACGCGACCAGCGCTGACTTGCCATCGCTCTGCTCAACGATGCCAGACAAGCCGGCGAAGGCCCCGTCTGCGATGTCCACGCGAGTGCCGATCGGAACGACTGTGCGCTGCCGTTTACGCTGATCGAGCGCGGCGGTTTCCTCTACATGCCTCAAGCCGAGAATTTCATTGTCCGAGATGATCGGGACGCGGTTTAGGTGACGGAATATCGAGAATGCCGGGTGCGGGCTGAGTATCAACGTGCGCAGGCGTTGCAGTTCGCCAATGTGGTTTGACCTGGCGAACACGAATGTTGGCATGATCGGCGTTGGGCTATCGACACGATCGCGCGCCCTGCCCTTTCGCTTCGTCACGCTGCCAATCGGCGTCCATGCGGAGATGCCGCTGTCCCTAAGTGACGACGCAAGGCGCATCGTGCTAGCGCCGCGCGTGCGCAGGATGCACCAACCTTCTTGCCCCCCCATGATAAATCCTCCGATCAGTATTTGCCGCCAGAATTGAACTTGTCAGAGATGACCCGAGCGCCCGTGATCACCAGCAACGCGATCACGCCAATGAGAATCCAGCCCATCGTTTAGATCCTCTCTCGATATGCCAGGGTGTAGGGATGGGTCATGCTGGCACCTGCTGCGTAACAAATTCCCAGGTACGGAAGTCCAGCGAGACAGCGATGCCGTCCTTCTCCGTCTTCTTGCCTGGGAGGCCCTGCTTGACCTTGGTGATGTGGAGTTGAGCTGCGTTCGCGGCAGGGTCAGGCCTATGATATGTCAGCCCGTAGTGCGGCTTGTTCGCCCATGCTGCGGAGCCCGCGATCTGGTATAGCTTCGGCACACCGGTAAAGCCTTTCTCAGGCTTTGCCGGGTGCGCAACTACCCATAGGCACACCTGATATTTCTCGGCGAACCGTCGCATCGCGCGCAATGCCCGGTTGGTGTACTCGGTTTCGTTCTCGTCGCGCCGGCGTTTGTGCTCCAGCTCGTTCCACGGATCCAGGATGATGACCTTGGCGCCATGCTGGAGGACAGCCACGCGGCAGCGGTCCAGAAACCATTCGAGATCCATCTCGTCGTCTGCGTCGACAGCCTGAAAGATGATCGTCAGATTATCGCGGATCAGGGCGTCCGCTGAGCTAGTCCCCCGCTTTGCCATCTCGTGATGCGGGCAGCGCATGATGGCTTGCCGGATGCTATCGCGGAGAATCTGAATATCCGTCTCGAACGGAGCGATGCACACTGGAATGCCGTTTTCGATCTGCGCGCCCATGATCGAGGAAAGCACGGTCGATTTGCCGATGTTCGCATAGCCCGTGAAGACCGTGAGCGTGCCGGGTACCATGCGGATGTGGTCGTCCAGCATGTGCAACCCGGTCGACCAATTCGCCTTGGGTGCCGTCTCGGGAAAATCATCGATCGTGTAGAGCCCCTTCACCGGGTATGGCTTTGCGCCATTGATCAATTCAACCACGGCAGGATGGCCGTAGCCTAAGGCCACCTCATTGAGGTCCTTGGCGTGCTCCGGGTAGCGGACGAACCGGCAGCGATCGGCGCCAAGTAACGCAACGAGATCGGCGGCAAGATTGCGGCCGGGTTCGTCTCCATCGGTCGCGATCACGAATGTCTTGACCTGATCGAGCTCCGCCAGATGCCGCCAGATGAAATCATAGCGCTTGGCCGCTTCAGGCTCGGAAGTGCGCGTCGCGGGCGCTCCGTTGGGAACAGATACCACGTGCTTGATGCCGGCCGTCATCGCTGCCAGCGCGTCCCACTCCCCCTCCGTGATAACTACTGGCGCTCCCGCCAATACCTCGGGATGGCTCAGGCAATCCGCGTTCCACAGGCACAACGGCGCGCCGGTGTCCATCCGATGCCGCTTCTCGGTGGTCATGCGGTACTTGTGGTTCACCGTCTCGCCGCGATGATTGTACGGCACGGTAAGCCAAAAGCCGTCGCCGTCGCGGGTTGTCGTCAAGCCAAGCTTTTCCGCCAGAGTAGGATCGATGCCCCGATCCTCGATCCATGCGCGGTGCTTCTCGTGCATCGTCAGTAATCCCCTTGAAACCGCAATTGTGACAAAACCAGATGAACCCCGAGCCTTCCGGCGATACGCTCAAACATCGATCTCGCTTGTTCCGACGCTTGTCCGAGCACTCGGGGCAAGTTTGCTTGCCGGGCTTGACGGGGCGCCAGTTCAGCATGGCGATTGCCAATCAGCGTTGGCCATCTGCTTTCGAAAGCAGCCCTCAATAAATGGAATTCTCGCTACCGGGCGCTCCAGTTGTGCCCTGGTGAGCGCATCGGCTGTTGGCTGCTTGCCATGCTCACGAACCCACTTGCCGATGATTGCTCCGGGGTTTCTGCTTTCGGTCGACAGGAAGGACTTTGCTCCGTCCCAAAACACCTTGTCAGAATCGGGCTCAGCCCCGTTAGATTTATCTAACGGAATGGGTGAAGGTGGCGGGCATTCATCAAGCAATGCTTGTGGCATGCTCGGAGCATTGCCCGGAGCATCGTCATCAGTATGCTCCCAGCGTGCTTGAGCAGCCTTCTTGGCTTTGTTCGATCGACGCTCGGCATTGTCCTTAGCAGCAGCGATTTCATGGTCGATGCGCTTATGCCGCCATTCCCCATCCACGACTTGGAACATGCGGGCGAGCGTAGGGCGGTGCCGCTTCCACGCAGATACCGGGAGCCTGACGATCTGCGCCAGAACGGCGTCATCGTCCGGAGCTGGACCGCTGCGCCAGTAGTCAAGAATGAGCAGCAGATAGGCGCCATGCTGCTCCGTTGTGAGGCGCTGGGTGTCGCCCAGATAATCGCCCACGTAAAAGGGCATCCAAGCCGATGCTGTGCCGCTCATGCTGTCTCCAATCCGTAGGCTTGGATAAGCAAGGTTGTTTCGTCGTCTGTGATAAGGCCACCCATACAAGCGGTCATGATCATCTGCTTGCGCGCCGACGCCGTGGCGCAACCGTTGATGAGTTGCTGAAAACTGCGCATCTGCTCAGCGCGCTCTAGGATGCCAGGAAACAGGCTGCCGATCGCCCAGCCGCTCATGTCGGTTCCCCTATCTCAACCACGACCTTGCCGCCCTTGACCGGTTCGTGGAACCAATAGGTTGGCTTAAAGCGTCGATCGTCTATGCCGAGCGCATCAGCTATTCCGTCGCGAGCGGACTTGAACGCGCCGACGCAACCGTCATCGTCACGCTTACGGCGGTCAGGCGGGTAGAAATGCACCTGGAGCGGGATTCGCTCGTCAAGAGCAACGCTGCCTGTGGTCCAGAGAACCGTCTTATGAGCATCTGCACGCTGCTGCTTGCGAGCCTTTGTGAAGCTCGACCAGTGATGTGACTGGCGATAGTTCGGCCACACTTCACGCGCCGGCCAAGGTAGTTCGATGATCACCCCTGCCCCCACATGGTTGCCTTGGAGTTCCAAACGGACAGGCTGGGATGCTTGGTGTTGACTGGTACTGGTTGCAGGCGGTCGATCGTCACTCGGCCAGGGGTGAAGTGCACGACGCAGGGAACCGGAGTCCCGAGGACTTTAATCTCCGCTTTCATGCCCGCGCCCTCCCCTTCAAGGCAGCAGCGCGGCGTGCCAGGTATTGGCGATGCTCGTAGCTTGAGAGGGTTTGCTGAACCAACTCGTCCAAGCGCTTCATGGCTTTGCGTTGGCGATAGGAGGCTATGAGATGGGAGATCATGCTGCTTGCTCCTGAAACAGCGAGCCTTGGCGCTGAGCGTCCTCAAGGCGCTTGCAGGCTAGGTCAAAATACGTCTCGTTAAGCTCAATGCCGACGAACCGGCGGTCAGCCATGACGGCGGCGACTCCAGTTGTTCCGCTACCCATGAAAGGGTCACAGATAAGCTCGCCCGGATTGGTGAAGTCGGCGATTATCTCGCTCATCAGCCGGCGGGGCTTTTCGGTCGGGTGAAGGCCAGTGCGCTCGTGATTATTCGTGTTGTGGGTGTAAACGCCTCGCTTGCCACCAGCATTCCAGCGGGCGTGGCCCGAACCGCACCACGTTGTGGTAATGCACTCATAGCCGAGCGCCGGGCCCTGCCCATTTAGCTTTGGCGTGCAGTCCGGCTTGATCCAGACGCACGTCGTTTTGAATTTAAGGCCACCGTCAAGCAGGGCTTGGCGCCAATGCCAGACACCTTCGACGTTGCAGAAAGCAAGAAACCAACCTTGGTTGATGCGCTTGACTTCGGCAATGAACGGAACGCGGATTTCGTCTATCCCATCAAAGCCAAGATCCTTGCGCTGGCTTCCACCATCTGTACGGCGAAGCTTCACCGATGCATGCAGGTCGTGCATCAACTGTTCGTACGGCGGGTCGGTAATGACCTGATCGACGGATTCCATCGTCGGCAGCACCTCCAGCGCATTGCCCAGGTACAGCGTGGCGTTACCGATGACCTCTACGCGGCTCATGCGACTTCCCTGGGCTGGAGCTTCGTCAGCAGCGCTTCGATCGCGTCTCGTGCATTCTCCAGCGTCCCGCGATTGGCGCGGACCTCGTTGCTGTCGATCGCGTCGTCATCCTCAAGGGCGACAGACAGGGCGAGAGCGGCTTTCAGAACAGCAGAGCCCTTGGCGCGGTCAGTCCCGATGGCAGCAGGGCGGCTCTCGACGCACAGACGGTCGAATGCCCCGGTGAAGCGGCCATTCCATTCACGCTTGGCGCGGGCGAAGGCGATCACGCCCATTTCCTGCTGACCGCTGGCATACTTGCCGGCCTGATCCTCGCTCTTGCCGAGGACAGCCGCCATGTCGGCGAACGTCAGCTTATCATCCCGCCGGATGGCCGACAGCGATTCCGCCAATGCGTCCAAAACGGTTGAAGCGGAAAAGACAGGCTTTTCCCGCTCGTCATTGTTGCGGTGCGTCATTTAGAGGCGCTCCCGTAATGATCGATGAAGCCCCTGCCCTTGATCCTGTCCCGTTGAGCGCGGTGGTAGCGCGCGTTCTGGCGGGCATCGGCGATCTCGATGAGCCCGTAGACGCCACCCAGCACGAAGGCCGCGCCGAAGACGCCAATGACGATCGCCCAAAAGTTGAAGTCGTCAGCCATCAGGCTTCTCCGTCATGTTGAGTGGGTTAGACGTTCTGGAGCCGGACAGCTTGGGCGTTGACGAGTTCGAGCGAATTGATCAGCTCGGACAACACGTCATCCAATTCGCCGACGACGCCAGTGTTCAGGCGGGGCTCAGCGGGCTTGCCGTTGCTGACACTGGTCGGAACTTGCCCAAGCAGCCGGTCGAGTTCCATGCCGAGCGTGTGGCGCGCATTGTCGGAGAACGAAATTGCCTGACGAACCCGGTCCACAAGCGCGGTCAGCTTGGAAGTGCTGACGGCTTGCTCGTCGTAGTAGTCGGCTGTCTTCTGCATCGCGCTGCCGCCAGTGATGGTATTAATCATGGGAGTTCCTTCCGTGAGTGAGACAAAGACCGGCGGGGTGTTGGAAAGGGGATGGGCACACCACGCCGGGAGTTTCCGCAAACAGGCGCTCGATAGCGTCGTCATCAAGAACGACGCCGAGCCCGATGATCTCGCGTGTGGGGTAGCTCATGCCGGAATGTCCTTGCGAGGACGCCCAACGTGATAATCCTGATGGGAAAAGATCAGCGTCCGACCGAACGGAAGCCGGTAGTAGTCATGCCATTGCGACCGGCGTCGCGAACAGCGCTGGACGAAATGCTTGCGCCAATCTCGGTTGCCGAGGCGCGTCCATTGCTGTGGCGTCGATCGCCGCAGAGCAACCGACCAAATCCAGGTATTGGACCAACGCGGATGATAGCTGATCAGCCCAAGCGCGCCGTCGCTTTGTCGGGTCAGGAGGCTGTAGCCATTTATCTCAATGCGCGAATATCCCCACTTGGATACCCCAGCCCAGCTATAGCGGATGCGCAGCGCGCCGATGCGGAGAACGCTCATGCTGCGGCCTGCGCGCGCTCTGCTCCCAGATACGCCAGCGTCGCGGGTTGAACGGCCTTGCCGGAGTTCTCAATTGCCGCCAGCACCGCATCGCGCCTCCACGGCGGAATGTTGGGTGTGCCCTTGCGTCGCCAATCGCAGACCGTCTGGACGGGAATGCCGGTGGCGTCAGAGATCGCCTTCGGGCTTCCGCCAAAGGCATCAAAGATGTCTGATACTGGGTCCATGAGCCGCATAATATCCGCAAATCGGATAAACGCAAGCCCCTCGATCTATCCGATGTTAGATGAGGCGTTCATTTCGCACATGCGGCAATATCCGCCCATGTCGGAAGATGAGCTTGTCGAGACGATCCGGGAGCAGGCGCGGCGCCAGAAGGTTTCGCAGACTGAGCTGGCACGCGTGGCTGGAATGCCGTCGCAATCGGCCATGTCGAACGTCTTTAAGGGCAAGCGCCGGCTGACTATCCAGGAGGCCGATATCCTGAAGCGCTTCCTTAATATCGAAGACACCCCGTCCGTGCAGTGGGTGCCGCTAATAGGCCTTGCATCTGCAGGCAATTGGAACGAAGCTGTCCTGATGTCCTCGGGTGAAGTGAGTATTCCCCTACGGAAGGCCGGTAAAAGAGCTTTTGCGGTAGAGATAGTGGGCGACAGCATGAACAAGCTGCTTCCTGAAGGCGGCTGGGCTGTGATTGATCCAGATCAATCCGACCTCTATTCAGGCCGCGTCTACCTAGTTCAGAATGGTGACGATGACGTAACTATCAAACGGTATGCGTCCGATCCGGCCAGACTTGAACCCGTCTCCGATAACGAAATGCATAAGCCTATCTCGCTCACCGGTCTTCCATATCGGGTAATTGGGCGTGTTGTTGCCTACGGCAATGACGACGGCCTCTAGGGTTTTTCACCCCTTGCGAAAATAATCCGAAAAACGGATTGACAGCAAATCCGAAAACCGGATAGAACCCCCTTCAACACGATCAGAGTGTTGGAGGCGGAATATGGTTCAGGATGTTTCAGGGCGCGCCGCCGTAGCGGAGAACGATCCGGATAGCTGGATCGAGATGCTCGCCAGTGCACTTAAGCCGCACTGTTGGCCGGGTCGGGCGTATGACGCCGCCCGGTCGGTGATGAAGATGTCTGCGTTCGCTGATGGCTTTGTCCTCGCTGGCGATACGGTCGAGATGAGCCACCGCGATTACGGGCAAGGATATTTCTGCTCTCCGGATGCCTTTATCCACCTAGCTGAGCAGGCTTCGGCATGACCGCTCACTCTCACCCTATAGAAGAAGCTGGCGACTGGATCGAATGGTATGGCGACTTCAACCCAACTCCGATCATAGCGGTAGTCGAAGTTCTCCATCGGGACGGCAGTCGCGGAAGCAATCGCGTTGCGGCGTTGGCCGGAGACTGGGACAGGTCCGATTATAAGGGCTGGGTCCACAACGGCAGCGGCTATGACATCATCGCCTACCGCGTGGTGTCGGCATGAACGCC